CTCGGCACTGAAGGCGTCAAACCCCATGCCGTTGTGGTTCATGGTGGCACGAGCAACCTTCTCGTTGTTTGTCTGGCGAGCGTAGATCACTAGCAATCCTCGCTCAGCCCACTGATAACTGGAGGCTAGCTTCTGTCGCAACAAGGCGATGCGCTGGTACTTGAACTTGCAGTCTGTGTATTCGGTCACTGTCGTCTCCTCTGACGCTCCCACCATTCGATCTGTTCATCTAAAGTCATAACGTTTCTCCCAAGTAATTCTGCGGCGCTCATTCGCATGTGTTTGCCGATGACTGTCATAGGTCGTGCTCCCACATGTAAACGACGATGTTGTAAGGTACCCGCGCGCGTCGGGCTATGGTCTTCATCTTCTTCCCCTGGTTGAGGGAGGCTATGATGGAATGGTAGGTGGAGTTAGACAGGGAGTCGACGTAGGCTCTGTTCTGTCTGGGCCTCTGGATGCGTGCGTGCTCGCGTTCGATTACACGCTGATCAAAACGCACCTCGGCTGAGACACGGTCAACGTGGGCTTGGTCTGCTCGTTCTTGGGCTAGAGTTCTCATGGCGCCTATTATACGGGGGATGTGGCACACCTAGCGATACTGGGGAGGAAATATTGTGAATGTAATCAACGTGTCTGGCTGTGTGGGACGGCTAAGTTACTGATTCTATTGGACTTGGAACGACTTGGAGTGACTTGGCGAGGCTAAATCCAAGAGGTCGCAACATGTAGCTGTCTGTAATGTAACGACATTTTGTTTTGACTTGGCACTTGGAGCAAAAAGCGGATAGTAAGAAAGAATAGGTAATAAATAAAGGGAGTAATTAACCGCGCGATATCAACCCCTCTTTAATCCAAGTATTCCAAGTTCCAAGTGGGGTTAACGAATGTATTTAATAGAACGAGTTACACGAGGCTGGTATTGTATCGGTGTGCTCCAAGCCAATCCAAGTGGCGTAGGTACGCCATTTTGAGGTATAATTAGGGACATGGCCAAGCGAATCAAATTTGCATCAACCACCTTCTTACCTGAGTCTACAGACATAGTGAAGGTCATCGCAATGCAGGGTGTCACAGACCCTGAGCTTGCAATCATGTTCGGTCTAGATCCCAAGATCATTAAGGCCTGGCGCAAGATGTACCCTTCATTCAACGAGGCACTCGAAGAAGGACGCACCATTGCTGACGCTGAAGTCATCGCTGCATTGCACAAGAAAGCTATCGGCTACAGCTACAACACTGAGGTAGCAGTGCGAGGCAAGGGTGGTGTCCGCATCGAGATGGTCAAGAAGACAACTGAACCTGACACTAATGCCATCAAGTTCTGGCTGAGCAACAGAGATCCAGATCGTTGGTCTGAGCGCCGACACCTGCAGATGACAGGCAAACCTGGCGCACCAGACATCGGTGTCAAGTCTGAAACGAAGAACGAGTTGATGTCGTCTATCCTATCCCTGATCATCCCCAAGCCCGATAACATCCCTGAGAGAGAATAGTATACACCCGGTGAACGCGCTACTCGACACGAGTTACACTCAAGACGTATAATCGACTTGAGCGGGTCTTTGGTCTCCCCCTGATGACGACTCGCGATCTGTGGGACACTGCGGCTTTCTTCCATTGGCCGTGGTGTCCTGCTTTACTAATGGAGAATAATAATGACAACCCTACGGGAACAACTCGAGAAGAGTATCCAACAAGCACTTGGCCGGGTTGCTGATGAACTTGAGCAAGAGAGAGTGCGCCTGACCAAACAGGTCGAATCCCAAGCCTCTACTATTGAGCGATTGACTGCTCAGGTCGAATCCTTACAGCAGAAGGTTCACTTATGGGTTGGATATGATGCCCGGACTGCCCGCATCGAGAAGTTAGAGCGAGTGTATGAGGCTGCAACCAATCTTGTTCGTGCGGAAGGCTGGCAAATTGAGCGGGACAATCTTTGGGACACACTGCATGACCTAATAGATGCTGAAGATGAAGCAATAGCAGACATGGAGCAGACATGAGCATAGGCAAGCGCGTTGGGTATTAAGAGCATCACAGACAGTGGGTGGCTGCCTACTCCTGATAACATCAACGCCTTGCCAGGACCAGTGCGCAAGTATGTCTGTCGCATTGAGACGCTCTGTGATCCCGCGGGTATGGTGGCGGAGAACATGCTACTCAAGGATCAGACACGACAGCTTGACGCCATGATCAAGCGGTTGAAGAATGAACTGGCTGTGGCACAGCGAGGGATAACATGAGCAAGGTCTGGGAGTGCAAGACATGCCACACCTGTGCGGCGACTCAGCAGACGTCAGCGCCTAAGTGCAGTCGTTGCAAGCAGCCAATGACACCCCTACCAATACCCAAGCGGAGACGAGCATGATGGACGCTAAGGAACGCTTCATGATACAGGTCTGGCTCACAGGCCTACGGGACAAGCTCCAACGTGGAGACGCTGATGGCGTCTTAGAGGAGCTTAACATTGCACTAACAAGAATAGGAGAAGACGATGGCCAACTTACACCAGAACCTGAAGAGCATCGAGAAGAGCCTCGCAAGTCTTGGCTTCGAAGTATCAGAGATCGCTTCGCGTCTACCTCCTGAGTCAGCGAATGACATTACTGACTGGGAGCAGACTGCTGCTACTCAGACAGATGCACTACTCAGATCAGTCAAGCAGACGGTAGAAGATATGGAGCCTAGCGTAGCAGGCATCCTAGTTGAGGAGTGGGAGGAGAAACGTCCTGGCACGATGTCAGATGAGACATTGAAAGCGCAAGGCATCCTCCCTACTTCTTCTATTCTGCAAGAGCATATCCCCGAGATGGACAGCAATCTGGCCTCGCTCATGGATAGAGTGAAGAACCTTGAGAAGAAGGAACCGGATCCTCAAGCTACTCCTGCTGAGTTCATGCGTGAGATGCTGTTGGACAAGATCAAGAGGTTGGAGGATCGCACTGAGGTCAATCGTCGCTTGCACACAGAACTGACTGCCTCCCTAGACGCACGTCTCTTAGCTGTATCCGAGAAGATCAACAACGTGAGCGCATTGGTGGAGGGCATCATGACGTTTCTGAATGTAGACTTCGCTGATCTAGGTGTCTCTTACATAGCCGCCGATCTTGATGCCTGACTTGCTCGAAGATTACCCTCTGGCTAAGGCCTACGGTTGGAGAGCTCCGATGCATGACACGGGAGGGATCCTCTATCTGTATCCGATGGTGCGCACTAAGAAGGATCGACTTCATCCTACCTCCGGTGAGATCACAGACTACCACTACAACGAGCGAGCACGTCCTCACGCCTTGAACCCTGATGATTTGAATCCCATTCGCTTTGCTAAGAATGGAGACCCTCTGACTAGTTCGAGGGTGATGAAGAAGAAACGATGAAAGAAACTGACGTTCAAATCCTGTGTGGCTGCGATGCTACTACTTGGTGTCCTCAAGGCAAGACGGGTGCGGGACGTCAATGTGTGGTAGTGGTACCAGAAGACGACCTATTCAGAATCGTCAGGAAATGCAGGAGATACATTGTGATTGGACAAGAAGAAAAGAGTATTGACAGTGCTAGTGATGAGCGCGTTGGGAACAACGTCATGCGTCATGGATACAGAGTGCTGAGCGATGAGGAGAAACATCAGATGAAGACGATCAAAGACCACGGTCTGATGTTTCATGAGTACCTGAATGCCATTAGTCCTCCCTCTCGAGAGCTGAGTCTCGCCAAGACCAAGATTGAAGAAGCTGTCATGTGGGCAGTCAAACACGTCACTGGATAAGGAGATACAACATGAACGAAATAGGTTGGGCTATCAAGCAGATGTGGGATGGCAACAAGGTACAACGTCGTGGTTGGAATGGTCCTGGCCAGTACCTCGAGTTGCAAGTACCAGACGAACACAGTAAGATGACGTTGCCTTACATCTACATCACCACAGTACAAGGTGATCTTGTTCCTTGGCTTGCGTCACAGACTGACATCCTAGCCACGGACTGGGAGAGGGTTGAGAAGTAGTGGGTCAAGTAATATCCGTCAACTTCGGATTAGTACACGCACCTGCTGAGTTCGACTACTCAGCCAAGATAGATGATCTCACGGACGAGATCGTCTGTCATCTTGCAGCAGCGAATGAGGATTGGGAGGAGGTCTTCGCGGCCTTTACCGAGGAAGATCTGCACTTCCTTCGATGGCAAATGTGCTGGCGAGCGATGGCTCGAGAGAAACAGCTACCACCCGCTGAGTTCCTCGCAGTGGAAAAAACAATCTGGGGTGTACGTTCGGGTAGGGGCTTTGGCAAAACCTTGTTAGCGGCTAACTGGCTGGCTACAGAGGCATGGCTGATCCCTGGTCACTATGCAGTCATCGCCCCGACACATGATGATGTCCGATACACCTGCTTTGAAGGTCCTACTGGCTTGCTATCGTGCATCCCTCCACCACTCATAGCCGATCTCAACCGCTCTCTACCTATGGTCACGCTCACTAATGGCAGTGTCATACGTGGCTTTGCTGGTGATGTACCTGAGAGACTGCGTGGGCCACAGCATCACAAGATCTGGTGTGATGAGATAGCATCGTGGAAGTATCCACAAGACGCATGGGACAACCTCATGTTCGGTCTAAGGCTAGGAGAATCACCTCAAGTACTGTGGACGGGAACGCCTAAGCCTACACCATTCATTAGGAAACTAGTGGAGGATCCTAAGGGCATCTGTGTTGTGGGCTCTACCTATGAGAACGCGGAGAACCTCACAGCTATCTTCTACGAGAATGTGGCCAAGTATGAGGGCACTAAGATAGGCCGGCAAGAACTCTATGGTGAGGTGCTAGATCCAGAGGAAGAAGGATTTGTCAAGAGGTCGGAGTGGCGTCTCTGGCCAGCTAAGGATCCTTTACCTCGCTTCCACTACATCGTCTACTCCTTGGACACTGCCTTCAAGGAGAGGACATATGATAAGAAGAAGATGGAGTCAGACCCTACAGCCTGCTCAGTATGGGGAGTCTTCAAGGTCAAGAACGGCAAGAAGCTAGAGAACCACATCATGCTGCTCGACTGTTGGGAGGATTACTTGGGGCTGCCTAAGCTCGTGGCACGAGTCAAGCGTGAGCGTAAGATGACCTATGGTGATGCGGATGAGCCACGCATTCGTCCTCGCATAAAGTCTCCCCATGGGGCAGGGCACCAGGGCAGGAAGATAGACCTCATCCTGATAGAGGATAAGGGCTCAGGCATCAGCCTCCGGCAATCGCTCGAGACTGAAGAAATACTCACGCACGGGTATAATCCTGGCAACGAGGACAAACTGACACGGTTACATGTAGTGTCTCCTTTATATGCAGCAGGCAGAGTTTGGGCAGTAGAAAGTGAAGTTGATCCAGGGAACTTTAGACAATGGGCAGATCCGCTTATCTCGCAGGTCTGTTCTTACATTGGTCCCGGTTCGACAGAGCATGATGATCTACTTGATACGACTACTCAAGCACTACGGCTTCTCATGGAGAAATTCTTCGGAGCATTCACAGTCAAGACAGACCCCGTGGAAGAGAAACGAAAGGTAGCCCTTAGTGAGCAGCGACAAAGAAAGAGAAGACGTAACCCCTACAGTTGAGATCCCTCAGACTCAGCAGATCAAGTACTGTCAGCCCCACTATGATGAATTGATCATGGCCCTGGTCGAGCGACGACTTGACGCTTATATCGCAAGAGACTCCGTTGAGCTAGCTGATTCTCTAGAGGCAGGACAGATGGACGTTGCCCTTGAGGCTAGTTCTGCCATTACCACTGGGGCTATCTCCCTACTAGGGTATGAGGCGATCTTAGCACGAGAAGGCTGTCCTGTCTGTGCTCTGAAGGATGTCATCACTCACGTGGCTGATCACATGACAGTCAAGTATCTCAGGAGTAACTAGCATGCCTCGAGCTACTGACTTGGCTGAGCTATTGACGAGACTGCAACGAGAGTACTGGGAGGGACTAACGCCCCGTCAGAACGATGCTCTTGAAGTTTATACTAGGGATGGATCAGGTTTTAACCTAGATCTACGAGGTTCAGGCATACCTCGAGAGGAACTAGAATTTGATACGTGGTTCCAACACGTCAAAGAGAATCTGGATGCTGAAGAGTTCGTAACTGTTGAGGACCTGTATGATGAATTGGACGTCATCATTGAGGAAGCTCCACGTCTCGATGAACCCTTTTCGGTCTATCGTCGCATTGAAGATCTCTACTCCGACACCTTGGGGGATGTGGATCCCGCATATGTCTCGACTTCTACCACAGCTCAGGCTGCGTATGGTTCAGGGAATGCTGACAATGCTGTGCTAAGACGGCTACTGGAGATTCGAGTGGATCCAGAGGAGAGCGCTCTCTATGTTCCTCCCCATCAATCGTTCTATCCTAAGGAGCTTGAGGTATTGCTTCCACGCAATCGTCGCCTTGCTCCTACTCAGGTTCAACCTCGTAAGTTTGAGAAAGTCCTGGAACGGGAGAACCCCGACAAATGGGATGAAGTGGTGAGACATTATCGACTTACCAAACATCAAGGTGGTCACGTAAACTTAGGAGAACATCAGCATGGCTAGACCAGAAGGCGAAGGAGCAGTTATGCAATTCAACTCAGCACCCGCTGATGTTGAAGACACAGAAGATGGTGGAGCTATCGTCAAGATAGGACCTGATACAGACGAGACGCAGGAGAAGAATTGGTTCGACAATATCGTAGATGAATTCGAAGAGCCCGAGCTGAACAAATTAGCTACTCGACTCCTGGAGGACATTGACCGAGACAAGACGGCTCGAGAGAAACGTGACGCGCAATATGAAGAAGCAATCAAGAGAACTGGTCTCGGTAAAGAAGCTCCTGGAGGCGCTGACTTCGAGGGAGCATCAAAAGCAGTACACCCAATGCTTACTCAAGCGTGCGTTGACTACGCCAGTCGTGCCATCCGGGAACTCATGCCGCCTAATGGTCCAGTTCGCACATTCGTGCCAGGAGACGCGCCTTCAGTAGAACGCATCGAGAAGGCTGATCGCAAGAAGGCTTATATGAATTGGCAGTTCAAGTTCCAGATGCCGGACTTTCGCTCTGAGCTTGAACAACTGCTAACACAGCTACCATTAGGTGGCTCTCAATATCTGAGGCTAGTGTATGATCAAAAGAAGAAGAGACCAGTCCCCGTTTTTGTCCCGGTTGATGACGTCTACCTCCCTTACGCCGCTAGCAATTTCTATACTGCTGAGCGCATCACCTACTGTGAGCACATCACTAAGTTTGAATTCGAGCAGCGAGTTAAGTCAGGTCAGTACCGAGAGATCGGTGAAGTCGTCACGTCACAACTACCTGAAGCTACGAAAGCCGCTACGGCCACCGCAAAGATAGAAGGTAAGGAATCAGCGGCCACTTATAACGAAGACGGACTTAGAGATGTGTTCGAAGTTACCACCCATGCAGAGCTGGAGGATGAGGACAACTCCGCTCCTTATCGCATCACCATAGACTCAGCTGCTAGGAAGATCGTGGCGGTCAATCGCAACTGGGAGGAAGATGATGGCGACTCTATGGAGTCTCTCTATTGGATGGTCGAATTTCCCTTTGTACCTTGGCGAGGTGCATACTCTATAGGGTTAGGTCAGATGATTGGATCCTTGAGTGGAGCTGCAACTGGCGCGCTGCGTGCACTCCTCGACTCTGCCCACATCAACAACATGCCAACTTTGTTAAAACTTAAAGGCTCCAACTTCAGTGGTCAGAGCAAAGAATTGAATGTTGCCGAAGTGACAGAGATCGAGGGAGGCATTGCTTCTGACGACATTCGCAAGTTGATCATGCCTGTGCCGTACAATCCTCCATCTCCAACCTTGTTCTCGTTGCTCGGCTTCTTGGTGGATGCTGGCCAGGGAGTGGTGAGAACTACCTTTGA